GCAAGTTCGCCACGATCCCAATCCCTAATGAAAGTGTTACTTTAAATGGTCCAGCACTTGTTTCTGAAGCTAAAGAGCAACAAAATCTTCTTAGAGACGAACTAAAAACAGTTCTTGATGAACTTACATATGAGAAACTTGCTGAGAAAGATAGTAATATCAGTGATTCAGCACAAAATGTATTGAAGAATATCCCACCTTCATTATTTGTAGGATAAATAAATGGCAGATAACAAATGGTCACAACCTGATGCTCCACCTCCACCGTTATTTACTGGGGAGAAAGAGCGCAATCTCGTTAAGCAGATCAATGACGAACTCATAGAGAGGGTCATAGGTCAAACTGTCCTTTATTATCCCATAAGTATGGATAAAACTAACTTTCATCCTCTTTACGGAGAGAGTATTGGTAAGACTTTCTTGCCACCTATTAGAGTTTACGCCTTGATTGGTTGGGAAGGGCAAGAAACAACAACAACTAATCTTGGAATTGACAAGAGATCTAGAATCAAGATCTATTTTCACAAGAGAAGATTAACAGAAGATCAAAATCTCTTTGTGAGAGAAGGCGATTTCGTATTATATGGCAAGTTCCATTATGAAATTTTAGATTTAAATGAGCCAAAGCAGCTTTTTGGTCAAGTAGATTATAAATATGAGATCATGGCAAACTGCGTAAGAGCAAGAAAAGGCACATTTGATGCATATTAGAAGGTAAACATATGTCTAACTACACAGGAATACCACAAGAAGATAAGACCATATATGATGACGACCTTGAGTTTACTCCATCTACAATAGAGACAGTAGACTATGCACTATATGATTACATCAATGGGTTTCTAGATCTTCAAGTAACTGGTAAAGACGGCTGGGAAAAGGTCCCTGTTATATGGGCTTCTGCCGAAAGAGCATTCCAGATCAAAAACAATCCAGAATACAGAGACAACGAAGGCACAATCATCTTGCCAGCGATAACCATAGAAAGAACTTCTGTCAACAAAGACTTGAATAGAAGAGGTGGCTTTTATGGAAACCAGTTTCCAATCCAAACTCAAAAAGAAAAGGGCGGTAACCTTATTATTGCGAGAAGGATAAACCAAAAGAAAACATCAGAGTTTGCAAATGCAGATGCCAGCAGAAAATACAACAATAGAGTTGGACCGAAGTTTGCAAGAAAAGCAACAAAAAAAGTTGTATACGAATATATCTCTATCCCTCCAATAGTTTATGTATCAATGAACTATGAACTAACCTTGAGAACAGAATATCAGCAGCAAATGAATGAACTGCTTCAGCCTTTCGTAACTAAACCGGGAACAATCAATAGTTTCTTGGTAGAAAGAGAGGGGCATAAATACGAAGCATTTATTCAGGGCACCTATGATTTGAATAACAATATCTCCTCAATGGACAATGACGAAAGAAAATTCGAAACAAAGGTAAGTATAGAAGTTTTAGGATACTTAATTGGAGAAGACAAAAATCAACCTACTCCTACTTTTGCTGTTAGAGAAAACGCAGTCGAATTTAGAATCCCGAGAGAACGTGTTGTCTTGGAAGATGAACTCACTGGGAATAACAATTATAAAAATAAGGGAGTGGACGGCAAGTATAGAGAATAATTTAGGACTTTCATAAAACGAAGCACTATTTATTAAAGAAATAATATCGTCATTTTATATCAGGCGTTTGAAAGGAGAACACACTAATGTCAGCGAAAAATTTTAAGTTTGTCTCACCGGGAGTATTCATCGAGGAAATTGATAACTCTCAGTTACCACAAATAAGCGATGCTATTGGACCTGTTGTTATCGGTAGATCCAGAAGAGGACCAGCCTTTATTCCAACAACTGTTCAGTCATTTTCGGAATTTGTTACTATCTTTGGAGATCCAGTTGCTGGACAAGAAGCTAGTGACCAATGGAGAAGTGGCGTCCCAAAGGCACCAACTTTTGCAGCATATGCAGCGCAGGCATGGTTAAAGAATAGTTCTCCTCTAACTTTTGTTCGCCTTTTGGGTGATCAATCAAGCCAAGCAGCAAATGACACTACAGCAAAAGCAGGCTGGACAGCCGCCGATACAAGCAGAAACAGCGGTGGAAGTACTGATGGAACCGGTGGTGGTGCTTATGGTTTGTTCTTAATCAACTCCGGTTCTACTGGAGGCACCCTCGGCGCTGGCGGAACTGTCGAAGATGTTGATGGAACCTTGGCTGCTGTTATTTACTCCAGATATGGTGCGCCGATCCTTTCCGGAACTATCAGAGGTGGAGATTTAAGTGTTAACGGTACGACTGCTACAGGTTCTAATGTGTTTGTTGAATCACTCGATGGTGCGCCAAACTACAGCTTTAAGTTGAGATTGATTAATCAAGACGGTGCTGCTGGTGGAACCACTAATCCAGCTAACCCACAGGGTGTTATCGAAGAAACTGTAATCAACTTTAGCAGATCTTCGAACAACTACATTAGAAAAGTCCTCAATACTGATCCAACAAAGACTAATACAAGCTTGGTTGATACAGACTCAGATGTTGTAAAGAGCTACTTCCTTGGTCAAACATATGAAAGAGCGGTCGCAGACACAATCACAGGATCAAGCTGCTATGGTGTTATCTTGCAGCTTGGTGGTGAAACAAATGTAGATGATGGTGGAAAATTCAAGTATGCAACTCAAGCTGCACAGACTGGCTGGTTCTTCTCTCAAGATTTGAGAAACACAGCAGGAGATGCTGACAGTGACTTGAACCAGCTTGTCCCAGAATACAACCCAGAGGTTGGTCAGGGAGTTGTTGATAGGTTGTTTAAGTTTCACACAATCAGCACTGGAGAAGAAGAGCAAAGAAGATACAAGATTTCTATCGAAGACATCAGATACTCAAGAAACGATAACAATCCTTACGGTTCTTTCACAGTTTCTATCAGAGATATTAAAGATAATGACGGTGCAAGAGTTTATGTTGAGCGCTACTCCAACTGTAACTTAGATCCAAGTTCTCCTAACTATCTTGCCAAAAAGATTGGTGATAGATACTACCAGTGGGATGAGCAAGAAAGAAGAGTTGTTGAGTATGGAACTTACGAAAACCTCTCAAATATCGTTAGAGTTGAAATGGCACCAGCAGTAGATGCAAGTCAGGTCAACCCAGAGGTGTTGCCGTTTGGTAACGAAGGACCAATCAAGTATAGCGACTTCACAATTACTTCTACAAATCAAGAAGAAGGATTCAGCGATCAGACCACTACGACTTTAGTAACGCCAGTTGTTTTGGGTTCCGGCTCTTCATATCCTATGAACTTTGGATCACTTACTGGATCTGCCGATAGAGTTAGAACAATGGTAGAGCCTGATTGGGCTGCGCCACTTACTGCTTCGATTAGCTTCCCAGAAGTTCCATTGAGATTGAGTGCAAGCACAGGCGAGTTGGCAAATCAGAAAGATGCTTACTTCGGTGCAACATTCACTAGAACTAGCGGATCGGTTGTTTATGACCAGTCGATGCAAGATGTAGTCTACCCGTTGGCAGGCGCAGCTAGCTCTTTTGTGGCAGACAACTCTGAAACAGAAACCTCTTGGTACTTCTCATTGGACGACGTTGTTGATGCAGACGGAACTTCAACCGCTTTGGGATCTGTCTTCTATCAGTCAGGCTCAAGAGCACTCGGAACTTCTGCTACTGCTATGACAGGAACATACAAGGCAATCTTGGACAAAGGATTTGATCAGTTTACTGCTCCAATGTTTGGTGGATTCAACGGTTTCAACATCTTTGAAAAGGAGCCATTCCAGCAGTATGGAACTGATGCAGCAATCCCAGATGACGCTCCAGAAACAGAATACGCAATGGCATACTCTGTAAGAAAAGCAATCGACATGTTTGCTGATCCTGAGTTTGTTGAAGGTAATCTCTTAACTGCTCCGGGTATTGTTAACGAAGGTCTCACGACTCACATGATCAATACTTGCGAGGGACGTGGAGATGCTATGGCGATTATCGATCCTAAAGGTGGATACACGCCTGCTTCTGCAAACGCACAAACAGAAGAAAATAGAATTGCAACTAACCATGTAAGACAAGTTGTTGACAACATGACTGCTAGAGCATTGAACTCAAGCTACGGTGCAACTTACTACCCATGGGTTAGAAT